TGCAATAGATGCTCTTTCTACAGCGTCATCAGAATAAATAATTCCTCCTTTACTCTTTTTTGATGCTTCAAAAGGCAGTACTAAAATTCTCCATCCAACAGGCAATGGAAGTTTTTCCATTTCCTCTGAAATCTTTTTAGGTCTTTCCTTTAATTCTTTTTTTTCTTTTTGATATTTTTCTTGTAGGGCTGGTTTAAGTTTTGGTGTGTCGCCCGATGTCGATAACGGTTCCACTGTGCTCATCTTTTTGCTCCTTAGCAGTTAGCAGGTTAGAGATATCCTGTCGCACTAATTCTAGTGCATTAATTTGACCGATAATATACTTGTATTGTTCAAAGTTGTCAACATTTCCGGATGTAACACTTAAAGCCAATTGTTGTATTCTTGCTTCAGTATTTCTTTTAACTTTGTATAATATTTGTAGCGGGTCTTGCGCCATTATGCGTTTTTTCTCTTTTTAGCCATTTTTTTAAAAGTTTTAGCTAATGCTTTAGCACGACCAGTGCATCCTGGTTTCGTGATTGGAGTACACTTTCCTTTAGTGCCTCTTTTTTTAATTGATTTATTAACGTCTTGAATCCAATTAGTATCCCCACCTTTTTTAAAACCGATTCTTCCACCTTCTTTATAAACGGATAAATGAGGAGATTGAGAACTCAAAGGTTTAGGTCTTCCTTTTAAAAGAGGACTTGTTACTTTAATTTGAATTCCGTATTCCGACATTACTTTTTCAATTCTCTTACTATTCTTCTTTTTTCGTCTTTTAAATTTCTTTTTCCTTTTCGAGTTCCTGCTCTTTCAGCATCAACTCTTCCAAGTTCTTCTAGTCTGTTTTCTCTCGGGGTATTAACATCACCACCATAACGGTAGTTTGCGATTTTACTTCTACCTTTAATTTCTTTTCCTGGCATTATTTACCTCTAGTAGCTCTAGACTCGTCTCGTCTAGATTTATAGCTTTGGGACTTCGTAGATTCTTTTCCTCTTCGCATTCCTAAAGATTCATCAAGTCGAGCGTTAGCTCCTTGTTTTTTAGGTGCAGAAGATCCTTTGAATCTAGGTGGAGTCCATCTTGTGCCATAATCATTTCTCATAGTTTCTCCTTATATTATATTTGATTGATAATGTCTACTTCTTTCTTCTGTTCTTTAGTTTCTTTAAATATTCCTTTGTTTTTTTGTCACCAAAAGTAGGTGCAATACTGCTAATAGTTTTTATAGGGCTTTTTAATCTTCTTTTTGCCATTATTTTTTTCCTCCATTACGAAATATTTGTGTTCCCTTTATACCAAAAATGCTGGCGCAGACAAGAATCCATAAATTTGTAAACCAACTTGGTAGTGCCGAAAAATGCTCAAAAAAGATTTTGATTTTTTCCATAGCCGCCGGATCGTCTGACCATACTCCCCAGGCAAGCACAATTATGGGCAGTGTGAGAATCGCAAGTACGACCTCGTCCTTGTAGTCGTTTTGACGGGCTTCTAAAAGTTTGCCCTGGTAAGCTTCCTCACCTCGGGCCATCTTAGCTGCATGCATATGCTGTGCATCAGCCATAGCCATTTTTGTCTCTTGACGCTTTTTGTAAATGTGACTACCTGCGTTGAGCGCTAATTTTATAGCACTGAACCACATACTAGTACCACTTTACACTAGATCTTTTTTCAGCAAGCATTCTTTTTTGTCCATTTACTTTATTAGTAGTTGGAACACCTTCAGGAATCTTAACTGTCACACCACCTTTTGGATATCCATCTTTATTGATGAATCTCTTGTGGTCAATCCCTTGGGCAGCGCTTTTGCTTTCACTTTTTGCCATTGTTGCCTCCTTAGCTTCTTGGTCCTTTTAAAGTTCGTACATCTCTTGCCTTCATACGAGCAATCTCTTTTCTATTTTCATCGCCCATTTCTTGTTTGGCCATAGATGTATCAGCTCTTAGTATAGCTAAATCTTCATTTTGTTCAAGTTTATCTTCTTGAATATCTCTATTTTGAACTAATTTAGCTCTATCTATTTCGCCTCTTTGCTTCATTTCTTTGTCTTTTCTTGTAGTATCCATAGCTTTTAAGTCTACTTCTCTAGATTTAATTTTTAATAATGGATCATGATCAAATTGAGAAGTAATACGTTTTTCTTCTTCCATAAATTCATTCATCATTTCAGCAATTAAAACTGCTTTTCGAGCTTCAATCTTTTGAGTAAGTTGTTGAACTTGTTGTCCAATTTGTGGATTAGAAGGAGCCATTTGTTGCATTTGTGCCAACATTTGAAATTCTTGAGGAAATTCTACTTGTACCTGTTCTTGAGCCATAATACTAATATGCTCTAAAATATTTTTCTCCATTGCCGCCATGATAGGTGGATTATTTCTAACCATATTCATAGACATAAAATGTAAGTGTGCACTAATATGCGCTCTATGATCTTGACCTGGATAAGCTTGAAAAGGCTTGCCAGAAATTGCATCAATATTTTCCAATGCAGGATCTTTAGGCATTTTAGGAGGAGGTGGTGGTAAAATTTGATCAATATCTTTTATTCCAATCGCTTCATACATTTTTCTATAAGATAAATATAAATCATGCATTTGTGGATTAGACATTGCTAATTGTAATTCTGTTTGTGCTAAGGTCACACGTTGTTGCATTGAAAATATATTTGGATCGGCAACCGGTAAAATATCTACTCTATCATCAAAATCTTGAACTTTAACTGTTCTTGCTGCACCTACAACATCATAAGGATATTCAGGAGGTAAATATGTAGCAAAAACTTTTGCTAGTAATTTAAATTCCTGTTTTAATGCAACATAGAGTCTTTTATGGATTGCTGACATTACCCTGGAGCCACGCTCTAAGAGGGCTACGGTCGTACCAACAGCTGCTGATTGGTTCCCGTCACCGACCTGCATGTCAGCAATGGACGCGAATCTTTGACCTGCTTGAACCACAATCCCCATTAATTGTAATAATGTGGGAGAAGGTTCTTTATAAGGCAGATTAAAAAATGAATCCTTTAAACTTCCACCTGGAGCGTCAACATCTTTCCACTCTCCTGGTTGAAGGGGTTGGGCATCATCTCTGATACGCACTCCACGTTGCTTAAATCCTGCTGGTAAATTAGATAATGTTCCTGCATCTAATAATTGACGGAGAGCAGCCGTTGCCGTTCTGCTCAATCCGCCAATCATGTGAATGAGTCCAAAGCCATAAAATCCGAGTCCTGGCAGAAACTTAAAGTGGACAAAATATTGGATTTTTCTTTTGGTTGGATCATTGGGTGCATAATTCCTTCTAATAGAAAGAACTATTCGACTACCTTCTTCGACTGTTACGACGTAAGGTAATTTTATTCCTGTTGGTTCTCCATCTGGACCAACATCTTCGAAACCCTCTAGATCTAAATTAACATGGCATTCAAGTAATGTATAAACATCTTCTTGTCTGCCAACTTTTTTAGTACCAGCGAGTTCCTTTTCTTTTTCTTCAACTTTATCTTGAATGATAGGAGGTTTTCCTAAATCAACATCTCGATAAAATCCGGAAACTTGTTGTTTTCTTAATTCGTTTTCTGGAATTTTTAAAATATGAATAATGGCTTCCGCATCATCTAATGAGGTAGCTGCATACGGAACCACTAAGTCATCTGCTTGAACGAACTTTGAAACAGCTCGTCCTAGTAAATCGTCATAATAAACTTTTTTAAATGTAGAACCTGATAGAGGTAAATGAAATAACATTTGATCAAATTCAGGTTCATACTCTTTCATCTGATCCATCAATTGATAATTCATGAAATTTTTAACTCTTTGGGATTGTTGTTCTTTAGGTGGAGTGGATAAACCCATTACTTGGGTTCTAACCGGTCCATCTGCCGGTAATAATTCTTTATAAGCCATCGCTTGAAACTGCGTCACTGCTTCAGCTAAAACGGGGTGAGTAGCACCGGACGCTCCTTGAAAAGGCTCCGTTCTTATTTTATATTGAAATCCTAAAAGGTCTAAGCCTTTAGTATAAGTATCTTCCCATTCTTTTCTTGATTGTTTATAGTCTGTATAATCAGCTTGCATATCAGATCCAATCGGAGTCAAAATATCATCTGGTAAAAGATCTGCTAAGTTATCAAAATGGCCCTCGGTTCCTGGAATTTGCGGCTTGGCTGATGGATCAAAATTAATGTCCATTCCTCCATCAGGAAGTTCAGTTGCTTCAATATTTTCTGTTTCGATTAGTTTGGTCTCATCCGCTACTGGAACTTCTACATCGGGTGCAACGACTGGAGGTAGATCTGTAGTAGGAAGAGTCTTATCAATTTCTGCCATTAATAACTCCTAGGCCGCATTATACCATTATATAGGGCAGAAGGCAACCCTTGTGGCATTGGTCCTTTTTTAGGTGGGATAGTTTTTGTTAAACCACCATCATTAAATTCTTTTCTAAATCTAAACCCATACTCACGTTCTCCATCAGGCATGACTCCAATCCCCGCTTCAAATGGTCCTTTTTCATACTGAAGACCATATTGAGGTTGTTGGCTTTTTTCAAACATATTCATTGGATCTATTAAAGGTTGATTATAGAAAGCTTCAAAATTTCCCATGTTTAAAGAACCTGTTATTCCTGTACCAGGAAATGCTCTATCCATAGCTGCATCTTTTAATTGTGAAATTTTATTTCCTTGAACTGGGTGCTTGGCTCTCCACTCACTTTCTGCAATTCCTAACTGAAGAGGAGGTCCACCGGTACCAAGACCAATTCTTCCGCCTTCGGCTTTTTTAGTTGTAATTTGATTTAAAATGTCATCTAAAAATTCATCATGAACTTCTATACCACGATGATATGGACTTCGCTCAGATGCTATTAGATCATCAGCTTCTTTCATGATTGTTTTTTTATTTAAATCTTTACCACTATAATTTTTACTATGTTCATAAGCTCCTTCTATAGAATCTTTAGGATGTGAAAAAGATTTAGTTTTAGGATTATATATTTGTTTTGTTGCAGTATTTAATCTCCAATTTGGTTTGTGGCCTGCAATTATTTTTTCTACCGCCACAGCAGCTTCTTCTGAATTACCAGGAATATATAACTCATCTATATTATCCATACTGGTAGTTGTTTTTTGTTTAGTGAAAAATGAATCTTTTCCTTTAGTTAATTTTTCTAAAATATCTTTACCTTTTTTAGTTAAAGCTTTAAAATAAACATTGGCCCAAGTACCACCTGACCATGCTTCATCTATATATTCATAGTCCGCATCTCCTCTTACCTGAATTTCAATATCGTCTAATTTTTTAGTTGCTCCTTTAAGAAGACCTCCGAGTCCAAGCCATTTTAATCCCGCTGCTAAACCACTAGCACCAACTAAAGACATAAAATCTCTACGACTTTGTCCAGAATCACTTATTTTATCTTCTACTAATTTATTTAAAGTTTTGCCATCTTTTACTTTACCCATTGCTTTACTAGCTTTATTTAATAAAAATTGTCCTGCCTTAAATGCACCACCGGTTGGTACCGCTATTTCAGTTCCAAGACCTAAAATTCCTCCAACTGTTTGAGCATCCTTCGGTCTTTTTTCCCCCATGCCTTCAACCAATGATGTTAGTCCAAGGTTCTCGGACCATGAACCGGGAGTAATGTT